GCCCAGAATGATGACGCCGAACCCTTGACCCATTGCTTTCAAGTACGGCATTAACACCGGCCCAATCAGGTCGGCGAGATCCTGGCTCAGTATCATTAACTCGCCGAACGCGCCTTTGGCCGTCTCCCAGAATTCCTTGATGACCGGAAGAAGCGGGCCGAAGGTCTCCATGAACACCGGGCTGATTCTTTCCCAGTTTTCATAGACCCAATAGCCTGCCGCCCCCAACGCCATGACGGCGGCGATGACGGCCAGCACCGGCCAGGACAGGCCGGCGATAAACACACCGAGCGAGACCACAGCAGAAATCAGGCCACCGAAAGCCGCCAGCGCCGGGGCGGCCATGAATACCGCCAGCGCGATCAACGCGTTTCGGGCGCCGCCGATAAACTTGATAAAACTCTTGGCACCTTCGATCAGGCTTTTAATGCCTCTGCCGACTTCTTCCCAGTCCACTTCGCGCAGATAATCGGCAAACTCCTTGACGAATTTTGAAATCTCGGTGGCAACCAGTTGCTTGTTGACGACGATCCACTTGATGAGGCCGTTGAGCAACGGCGTCAGCGCCGGGATCAGACCAGCGGCGATGGTGTTCTGGAACCCCCTGGAGACAAAGCTGAGGTCATCCATCAGGTCGCCGAAGACACCGATCTCCTTGAGCGACTTGTCAAAAAGCTTGGCGTCCTTGACTTCCAGGCCAAGCTCCTTGAAGCGCGCCATGCGCTTGTTGATACCTTCCGCGCCATCGGCCAGCATGGGCATGATTTCCTGCCAGCTTTTGCCGAACAGCAACATGCCCATCTTGGCGCGCACTGCCGGATTTTCGTTGCGCTGCATGGCGTCGGCCAGCTCGGGCAGCAGATCGACGCCGGAGCGAATCTGGCCATTACTGTCGCGCATGCTGATACCGAGCTTTGACATCAGGCCGGACAGGTCTTTGTTTTTGCCGTTCGCAGCGTCAAAGAGCTGCTTGTTGAGCTTGCCAACACTGCCCGTCAAGCTCTCGAACGGTACATTAGAAAGCTTGGCGACATACTGCATTTTCCTGACTTCGGTGGCGGCAAGCCCGGTCGTGGCGACGATCTTGTTGACGGCATCTTCCATATCGGTCAGGCCGACCATCGCATTCTTGACGGCGGCGATGGAAAAGCCGCCGAGAAGGCTACCGAAAAGGCCAGACGACAGGCCGACCATGCCAACGATCCTACCGGCCGACCCGGCCATGTCGGTTAAATACTTGCGGGTTCCACGCGCCGTGACGCCGATGCCTTTCAGCACCGGCGACATTTTATCGGTGGCGGATATCACAGCCTTCAATTGCCAGTTATCGGCCATTATTTACTCCGCTTTCATAAGATCGGTCAGACGAACGGCCTGACACTCCCAGAGTTCAAACTCTTCGAGCGACAGGGCAAGGATTTCGGCAGGACTGACCTGCCAGAAGTGGGCGACGTCAAAGGCGCGATCGGTCAGCTCTTCGGTGTCTCGCCATCGCCCGAGCCGAAAAAACCCATCACCGCCGCCGTGCACAGGGAGAAGTCACTGATAGTCAGCGATTCGACACTGCTCATCGGGATGCCGGCCAGGCGCATGATGTAGCGCGCAATGACGGGTTGCCGGATCTCGATGCCGGTGCTTTCGCCGTCGGCGCCGGGGATGATCAGCGTCGGCAGACCCAGCTGGATGATGTCCTTGGTAATCGGCGGACGCAGGGTCAGTTCGCTGACTTCGTCGCCATGCGCCGTGATCGAATTCGACAGCTTGACGGTGGTCATTGCCATTGCCCCCGGATGCCGCCGAATTCCAGATCGACGGTGCCGTCATCGGCTTTGAGGGCGGGTTCACCCTTGATGTAGGCGCCGGACAGGGTGTAGACCATGCCGTTCGGTAGTTCGGCGGTGACGGTCATATCGGTGGCGGATTGCAGCGTTTCGATGGGAAACGAGGCGCCGACCACAGCGGAGAGTTTGATGAAGGGTTCGACTGCTGTTTCCTTGTATCCGGCGGGGCCGGTGACGGACATGACGGCTTCGCGCTTGACATCGATCAGCGGCACTTCGAGACCGCCGGAAACGTCGAATTGTTCGCCATCGGCCTTGACGTAGCAGATGCCTGCGACACGTTTGTTTGCCATGAGAAATTCCTTTCTTTGCGGGGGAGACTGGCTCCCCCGTGGGGTGGTTAAGCGGAGGCGCCGTACTGAAGACGGAACTGGTTGAGCAGCGCGAAGATGCGCAGCTGATTGACCAGATCAGGCGGCAGCAGGACATTGACGCGGTTGGGGTTGGTGGCATCGCGCTCGACGATCAGGTACTTGCGGAAGAGTGCGGCGTTTTCCACCAGGCCAAGCGTTTCCATGTCGGCATACTCGGCGATCAGTTCGCCGCGAATGACGTTCGGCGTGACGATGGCCTGACCGGCGCCGAACTGGGTGCCGTCGTTGGCCAGCTTATGGCGCGGGTACTTTTGCGTGATGCGCACGCGCAGACGACGGGTGATTTCGGCCAGCGTGTGCAGGGTCTCGCTATCCAGATAACTCGGGTCGGCCTGCCCCCAGGTGTTTTTCTGGTAGGTGGTGATGGCACGTTCGACCCGGAGCTGGCCGCCGGAGACGTAGCTGGTGGCGATACCGTAGTTGAGCAGCGACTGGCGCTCGGTGAGCAGGAAGCGCAGGCCGGCGCGCGGCGTGGTGATACCGGTGAGCGGCAGGGTCTGCGTCGGGCGGGCGACATCGACGTTCAGGCCGAGGGCGTTGGCGCCACCGTAGGCTGCCGCGTATTCCCAGCAGGGATTCGGGCAGTCGGCATCGATGCCGGCGATGGTGTGGTGCGGGTCGTTGCGCAACGCGCCGGCGGTGGTCAGGGCGTTGAGCGTGCCGCGCAAGGCGGTGTAGCAGTGGCCATAGACCTGGCGACTGTACGCCCAGCGCCCGACGGTATCGTTGAACTCGGTAGCGAAGGCATCGAGCGAGGTGCTGTCGGTGTAGGGATGGATGACGTAATCGTATTCCTCATCGCCCATGGCCGTGATGACGGCGCCGGCCAGAACGGGATTGCTGGCGCCGGTGGCCATGGCAACATAGGCCAGGGCGATGCCGGCAGGCAGTGTTTCACCGCCGGCATAGCCACGGAAGCTGTCCGAGACCATAATGTCATTGCCGGTGGCGCCCTTCCAGCGGCAGGTCAGCGTGACCACACCGGCATCGACGGTGCTGGTGACCGGCAGATCGGTGGCGGCATTGATGGCGGTATTGATGGCGGCAGCGACCGCCGTGGCGGCATCGCTGGCGGCAACACCCACCTGTACCCGCTGCCCGGCAATGTAGAGATTGATCGTGCCCGCTGCTGTGGCTGGCCCTGTCACCGTGATGGTGCCGACAGCCTGCACGCCGGCGCCGACATCGGCCACCGCGATACACCAGACTTCACCGAAGCTATCCTGCAGCCGATAGAGGGCGTGCATCCGGGCCAGCATGGAGCCAGTACCGAAAAGCGTTTTCGCCTGGTCAGTGGTGCTGACCAGAATCGGTGTGTTGACGGCAGCACTGCCGGTGGATAGCTTCTGACCCACCAGTAGTGTGCGCTTGTTCTGGGTAAAGTACCCCGCCTGGCTGTTGTCCATTTCCGCATAGAACAGCGGCACGCGGACATTAGCCGGAATGTAGTTGAAGGAAACGGCGCCGATGCCCATCAGGGCAAGACCGGCAGCGGGATGGTATTGCGTGGCGACCAGCGCGCAGAGAAGCGCAATGGCGGCGAAGAGAATCTGCCATTTGTGGCGGATCAGATAGGCATTGAGAGTCATGGCTCAGGCTTCCTTCTTTTTGCCGACAGGCGCCGGCTTGTTGGCGATCACAACGTCGGCATCATTGATGCGGCGCTGCCAGTACTGCGAGGCCTCGACTTCGCGGCCTTCCGGCGGCAAGACGTCGCCGCGCGCCGGGTCCGGCACGGTGCGGCCGGGAGTGGGTTTGATAAACATGGGCGGGCTCCTGTAACAAAAAAACCCGCCGGAGCGGGTCGGGTGAAAAACTTGGAATCGACGCTAGGGAAGATCGGCGTCGGGGTCTTGCGGCACGGAAAACTGCGCTTCGATTCGACCGTCCGGGCCGGGCGATTGAATGTTCGGGTCGGCTGGATCAATACAATCCAGATTGAAATGGGCGCCGTCAAAATGCGGCAGGCCGATCAGCTCGGTTTGCTGGTAGCCATCTTCGGGGCCGATTTCCATGGCGGCGGAAAACTCGAACTGCCACCACAGTCGGGCGCGATCCATAGCCAACAGCTGGCCGCCCTCGTAAATAATGCCGGTGTAACACTCTGCCGGACGCCAGCCCATCAGCGCCGCCCAGAGTGCAGCGCGGATGGTGTGAATGGTGGCGGCAGCGGTCTGACCGCGTTCGTCGGCTACGTTCGAGACGGCGACGATGATGCCAAAGCCATCGGTCAAATCCTGCCGCACCGTGTTCTGTGATTTCCGCTCACTGGCGTCATCGTCAAGCGGGATAACAAAAGCCGCCGGCACGCTGAGCGCAGCGCTTTCCTGCAATTGCTTGAATTCGGCGGCACCGGCGACGCGGTTTGAAAATACCGCCGAGCAGCGCGTGCGCAGGGCGGCAATAATGAGTGCGCAGTCCATGCTTTACCTCGGCACCAGTGAATTCTGCAGAGCGCTGCGCATGTGGGCGCGCACGCTATCGCGCCTGGCATCAAGCGCGGCAATAATATAGTTACCGCGCTTGGCGAGGTTTCTTTTGCGGCTGCCGTAGAACAGGAACGCCGGGTAAAAAGCCGTCATTTCCTTGCTCTTTTTGACGCCGACTTTGATCCAGCCGCCCTTGCTACCACGCGAGATAATGCCGATGGCGCGACGCATGGCGCCGGTTTGCATGCCAGGCATTTCGCCGGCGCCGGAAACGGCACGGCTGGAAATCATCCGGCGGGCTTCCTTGCGAACCATGGCAGCGCTCTGCACCAGCGCTTTGCGCATGGCGCGGCGGTCATAGTCGATGGTCTTGTGAAAGGCCAGACCGACATTGGCTTCAAAGGAGCCAAAATTCCCGGATTGACTGGTGGTTTCCATCAGATCGCCCCCAGGTCTTTGGTGGTGATACGAGTAAAACGTCCGGCGCCGCCGATGTCGATGCTGTCCATGATTCGGTAACGGCGGCCGTTGAAATCGATGATGTGATCTGCCGTCAGGTCTTGCGGCCGGGTGCCTTCGGCGTGGCGGACGAAGAACAGGTCGGTCGCTTCTTCGCCGGTCTGCATGCCGGCGCGTAGCGCCAGGCCATGGATCGGCTCATATTTTGCATAGACCACGCGCACGGTCGAGGCCGTTTGATCCAGGCCGAACGCGGCATTGGGTACGTCAGCGCGCAGGCGGATGACGATGCGCCGGTTGAGTTCGCCAGCGCCGGGAAGATTTGATGGCTGCATATCAGAACCGCGTCACCCGGTAGGCGTCGAGCAAGGCGGCGACGTAGGGCATTTCGGTGACGATGTTGCCGACGATGGCGCGGTTTTCATACCAGTCACCAATCTGCAGCTGCATCCATTGCCGGAGTGGCAACGGCACGGCAGCAGCGGTATTGCCAAAGCCGGCGATGTAGCGCACTTTGACAGCGCCCGGCTGCAGACGTGTGCACGGCCAGCTAGTGCCGTAGGCCGGCGCGATGATGCCGCGCTCGTGCGTGGCATCGACCTGGTATTGATCCGCTGCCAGGGTTTGCACCACGCCATCGGGGTCGGTGTAGGTGATGGCGACCACCTGTTGCAACGGTCCGCGCGGCACTTCAAGGACACCGCACGGGAAGGATTCCAGCGTCAGATCGAGGGTCTGCGTAATTAGGCAGCAGCCGATCTCGTTTTCGCAGCGCTGGCGGGCAGTGCCGATGAAGAAGGCCAGCATCGGGTCGGTGGTGGTATTCACCGAGGGTGCGCCGGCGCCGAGACTGGCGTCCGCGATGTTGTCGGTATAGACAGTGGTGCTGTTGTCGGCAAGCGTCGCCAGCAGCAGGTAGGCGCTGCCATTGGCGACGGTGCGATAAATCTCTCGCGCTGTCACGGCGCTGCCGCCGAGCGGAATATCGGTCAGCGCGACCTTGCCGTTGATGGTCTTGTTGACCACCGTGACAACAGCACTGGGCGTGCCGGCTTGCGTTTTGCCGGTGGCGGTGACGAATACCACCAGGTAGCGATGCGTGCCGTTATCGACATTGCCGGCAGCGGCAGGCGAGACGAGCGCGGCCAGCGGCGCTGGGGCGGGCGGCTCCTGATTGCCGGCATCAAGGCGCAGGTGCGCCATGACTTCGGCAATCGTGAGCGGCTCTACGGCCGGTGCGGCAAAGGTGACCAGGGAGGCCATGACGGATTAAACAGACTTGGCGGTTTTGCCACGACCCTTGGCCACGGCAATTTTCTGCAGGGCGGCAGCGGCGGTTTGCTCGGCGCTGACCGCCGTCTCCGGCGCACGCAGCGCGGCGGTTTCCGGGCGCTTGAGTTCGACGGCAAAGTTGCCGGCGACCAGGGCGCGGCCGATCTGGTCGGCAACCTCGCGCTCGGTGCCGGGCTGGAATGAACCTTCCGGCCCGGCGTAGAGGGTGACGTGCTTGATGTGCATGACTTACTCCAGAATGAAGTGGAAGGTGCCGGACTTGCTGTCGCCACCATCGGCGATCACGATCTTGATGCGGTCGTTGGCGAGCGCGATCTTGTCGTTGACGGCTGCGCCACCAGCGGCATAGAGCGCCGCAGCGCCGGCCGTCGTGTGGGTAGCCTGACGCGGGGCGCGGGTGGCGCTGGCATTGACCGCCGTTTCTGTCCACAGGGTTTCGCCGGTGGCCTCGGCCGTGATCGTGATGGTGGAGCCGTCGGCAAAGTCGGTCTTGACGTAGCGGATTTGCGACAGCAGGCCGGTCAGCACTGGCGAATAGGCCGTTGCCGACCCATCCGCCGCCGTTGTGACGGCAACCGCGTGACGTTGGGCGTACATGTCAGGCGATCCGGTAGGTGACGAAGGTGTCCGCCGCCGTCTTGCGCGTGCGCCACATTGACGAATAACCCATGGTGGCGCCTGTGGTCGCGTGCAGAGACTGCACCACGGGATTGCCGACAATGGTGTGACCGGTACTCGCCGTCACGGTGATGGTGTCAGCAGCGGCCAGGGCGTTGTTGATCAGCACCCAGTCAAAGCTGTCATTGACTGCCATCGTCACGCCGGCATCGATCAGGGCGCCAGTCGGCAGCGTGTAGGCTGCGGTAGCGCCTGTGGCGGTCGGGGTGGCGTTGATGATCTTTGTCAGCAGCTCGGCAATGGTCAGCGTGTTGGCCACGGTTTTTACAGTGGGCGCCGGCTGTGCTTCGAACTTGTAGCCACGAATATTTTGTTGCGAGCCGGCTTCGAGCGTTTGCACGCCGCCGGATTCAAATTTCTGCAGGCCGCCGCTGGCGACAACCTGCTCGTCGCCGCCCGCTTTTTTGTAGATCTTCGGGCCGTAGGTAACGTCCGTCATGATGGTTCCCTTTCAAGGATGCGGCCAGCCAGAGGCCAGCCGCGTGCGGGTGGATTAGGAGGCAACACCCAGGCCGAAGGCGCTGGCGATGACGCTGGCGTCTTGCGTGGTCGGCTTGTTGCTGGCGCCGTACTGGATGGCGATGACGCCGCCGATAACGGCGTTCTGATCGGCGCGGGTCAGGCTGGCGAAGACGTAGCGCTGGGTCGGCTTGTACACATCGACCATCAGCAGCTTGCTGTCGGCATCGCTAGCGCCGGCCGTGAAAGCGGCGGTGGCTTTTTGGGTGACGGGCGTCGGGCTGCTGACGCTGTTGGCGCTGTTGGCCTTGACCGTGAGGGTCAAAACACTGGAGGCGGTGACATCGCCGGTGAGGGCGAGGAAGAGAACGCCTTCGTAACCGGACATGTCCAGCACATCGGAGACGAGTTCGGAGGTGGCGGCGGTGGCAGCGGCTTCGACCACCGTGACCTTGATGCCTTTGCTCAGATTCATGGTATTTCCTTTGCTTAAAAAGGCCGGGGCAATCCCGGCCTGATTTGGTTCGGTGGATTAGCTGGCGGCCAGCTTGACGCGGACGAAGGCTTCGGCCAGCGTCGGCATGCCGTCCGTTTCCAGGCGGCCGATGAAGCCGGTCTGGTTGGTTTCGGCGTACAGCTCGACCAGGCGCTGTACCTGCATGTCGAGCGCGTCGGCAATCCAGTAGTGGCTGAAGTCGCCCAGGGCACCGACGTACAGGTTGGCGGTCAGGGTGTTCGGCGCGTACTCGGACATCATCACCGGCAGGTTGAGCAGGCGATCCGGCTCGCCGGCACGGACGCTTTCACGCCACAGGTACTGGCCGTCACCGTCCTTGAGCTTGGCGACCACTGCCAGCACGTCGCGGTGGAAGAGCCATTCGGCCTTGTTCCAGTACTGACCCTTGAGACCGAACTTGGCGGAGATCAGGCCGTCGAAGGTCGGGGCAGTGGCGGCATTGCCGGTGGCGACGTCGCGGGCCGTAGTGATGCCGTCATTGCTGGCGGTGAAGATGCCGAGCGGCTGATTGGCACCGGAGCCGGTCATGAAGGCTTTTTCCTGACTGATAGCGAACTTGTAGGCCAGGCGGGCAATGACCAGCGCATCGACGCGCGGCATCTGGCGCAGCAGCTTGTTGCTGACCTTGGCACGCTTGGCCAGGGGATTCGGCGTCAGCTCGCGCTTGCCGAAGCTCATGGTGCCGTCTTCGCTGCCGGTGAGGATTTCAGCCGTCCAGTCGGCATCGGCAGGATCGGCGGCCAATGCCGGCGCGCCCAGGCTTTGCGCTGAGGCAACGCGGAATTTCGTGGCGCGTTGGCGGATGAAGACGGCGTCGTCCACAGCCTGAATCAACTGGTCGACAAATTGCTCGGAGGCGACCATGAAGCCACCAGCGGAATCGCTGTCGGACTGCAGGGCGCGTAATTCTGTTTCGCTCAGGGCAGCACGGCCACCGGCCAGAAAGCGATTGAACGAGGCGCGGTATTCATCCGTGCCGCGCAGGCCAGTGGTACGCTTTGCGCCAGTATCTTCCTTTTTTCCGGCGTCCTTGTTGCGCAAGGCCGCTTCGGCGGTTTGACGCTCGACTTCGGCCATTTGCTCTTCGCGCTCGATCTGGCTGCGCACTTCTTCCTGCTTGCTGAAGAGTTCCTTGTACTTGCCGTCTTCCTCGGCCGTCAGCGCCCGCTTTTCAGCATCGGCGCGGTCGATGATCGTGCGGGCGTCGTGCACCAGCTTGCCGCGTTGTTCGCGAAGGTCTTTCAGTTTTTGTGACATGTGGTTTTCTCCATTGAGAGATGCCCGAGCCGTTGAACACCGTGAGGCATCCGCTGGCTCGTGCATTGAGCGGAATGCCGGAAATAAAAAAGCCGCCGTGGTTGCCCAGGGCGGCTGCTTGGTTGATTCCTTGTTGCTTATCTGGCGAGATCGAGGCGCATGCGGCGCAGGGTCAGGTCGGTGGCGTCAAACAGGACAGGCGGCACCGCCGATGCCTGCGCGGCTTGCAGGCTGCGCACAGCGACATCGGTCTGCGGGTAGGCCGGGTATGTCACCGGGCTGACGTCGAATAGATCGACTTCAAGCAGCGTCCGCACCCATTCACCATCGACCTTGGCCCATTTGTCGGAGAGCGTGTAGAAGCCAAAGCTGCACTGGTTCACATCGCCACGGGCGATGGGCGCCAGCACCATGTCGCGCACGAGCTGGGTATCGGGCGCGTCGACTTCGTAGTAGAGGCCGGCGCTGTCTTCGGACAGGCGCAGCGTGCCGGCCGTGTTGCGGCCAAGCACAATGTTGGCATCGTGATTCCACAGGGCGCGCACATCGCCGGACTGGATGGTCTTGGCGAAGGCGCCGGGCGCGATGCGCTCACGGAAGCCGCCGAGGTCTTCGGACATCAGGTCGAACTTGGCGGCGTGGCCGGCGATTTTCAGGCCGCCGCCTTCATTGATGGTACGCAGTTCGCCGACGACGACGCGGCGCTCTTCAGGCTTGTTCATTGGTGGTGTCCTTTTCTGTTTTGAGGCCAGCGGCCTTGTTGATCGCTTCGAGTAGCTGGATCATGGCCATGTTGGTTTGCACGGTGTAGTCGTTCATGCCCGGCGCATCGGACGGGTTCTTGCCTTCGCTGATCCGGACTTCGTTGCGGTTGAAAACGCCGTTTTGCAGCATCGTGCCGTTGAAAGAGGCGCGGGCGGCAGAGTCGCCACGCATCAGGCCGTCGAGATCGAACCAGATGCAATGCGTACGCGCCGAGGATCCGGCCAGCAGATCGCGTTCCATGCACTCTTCACGCCGGATGGCACCAGGGCGCACGGTGTGGGTGACGTATTCCATGCCCTGGTGTTCGATGTTGTTGTTGGTGGAGCGGTCGAGATCGGACAGCATGTGCAGCGGCACACCGAAGATGCGGGCGATTTCTGCGTTTTGCAGCTTTCTGGATTCGAGGAATTGGGCATCTTCGTTGGTCATACCCAGCGATTCCCAGGCCATGCCTTCTTCCAGCAGCGCGGTCTTGCCGGAATTCTGCACGCCGCTGTAGGCTTCCTTCCAGCTCTTGAGCAAATCCTTGCGGGCGAGGTCATCCTTGAGGCGGCCGGGCATCTTGAGCACGCCGCCAAGTCGGGTGCCGTTGCGAAAAAGGCGGGCGCCATGCTCTTCGGTGGCCAGCGCCAGGGCGATGGCTTCTCGGCAGCAGCCGATGGGCGACAGCGGCGTGATACCGTCGGCGCCGACCGTGAGGCCGTGCATGAAGTGCATTTCGGACTGCAGGATGATGCGACGCGGACCATCTGCCGGCGTGTATTCAAAGGCCAGATAACCGTCAGGCGCCCGGAAAGGCTTGATGCGATCCGGGTGCAGCGGGATCAGTTCGGCGACGGCTTTACCGCCGGTCGAAATGATTTCTGAATAGCAGCGGCCGCGCAGGGCGAAATGTCCGCTCATCATCTCGCGCCACTCAAAGCTGGTCTGCCAGCGGTTGGGGCTACGGGTCAGGACTTCATCGAGCGGGTGCGCGCGATCGCGCTCTTTGCCGCCGTTGGCCAGCTGGCGATAGACACCAAGCGGCAGGCTGGCGTAGGTCTGCGACAGAATGCTGACGGCACGATACACGGCGGTGACGCGCATGGCGGTGTCGGGTGTGACCGACAGGCCGGTGACCGATGAACCGCCACCGCTAAACCATTCGGCGATGACCGGGTCGCGCGGATGGGCGCTGGCGCGTTGTTCGGAAAGACGGGAGAGGATGCCCATCAGCGCGCCCCCATCCGGAAGAGCACGGCACCGATCACGATCAAGGCCGCCGGCGGGTAGATGGCGTGCAGGCCGATGAAGGCCATGGCGAGTCCGCCAAAGGCAAAGACATCCTGCAGATCGATGGCCTTGAGAACGTTGAGTATGATTTTGCGCATGGGTCAGACCACAATAATGCCGCGTTCGTTGTAGACGCTGCGGCCACCGTCCCGGCCGGCAACCATCGACCGGTTGTGGGCGACGATTGTGGCAACGGCGGCATCGATTTTGTTCTGGGCCCGCAATTTGCGCGGGAAGATGTTTTCGTTTCGGTCGGCCATCACTTCCACGTTGCTCATCTGCCAGACGTAGCAGGGATTGGCATCGTGGTGAAAGCGGCCGGCATCGACCAGCGCTTGCAGATCTTTCATCGGGTCACTGAGAAAGCGCACCTGCTGCGGGATATCAACGACCTGGAAGCCTTCATTGGCCAGGGTGGCTCCAAGCTGCTGGCCGCCCCAAGGGTCTTTGGCGACTTCAACAATGACCACGGTTTCGGCGGTGGCCAGGATGTCTTCCTGAATCTGCTCAAGATCGATCATGTTGCCAGGCGTCACGATCAGGTGACCGGCATTGACCCAGGCCTGATAATGCGCGTTTTCCGGCTTGTCGACGGCGGCCTGGGGAATGTAATTCCGGCTGATGGCGTAGTAGTGCGTTTCACCATCGATCTCGCGATTGAATTCGAAGACGGCACTGGCAATGTCCTGCTTGCTGGCCAGGTCGAGACCGACCGTGCATTCGTCGCCACGGAAGTCGTCAATGCTCAGCCCAGGATCGCCGGCGAGTTGCAAGTTGTACAGGTTCATCCAGGGCGACGCGGCGGCCACCCAGACGTTGAGGTGCTTGGTCTTGAAAACGTTCTGTTTGCGCGGGTCGCTGATGGCGTCGCGCTGCTGCAGGCGGAGATATTCGGCATCGACCGAGATTCCGAAATTCGGGTTGGCCTTGATGAGGGCGTCTTCCTTGGTCCAGTCATCCCCTTCGTCAATGCCGAAGATGATGCCGAAGCGCTGGTCGTTTTCGATCAGGCCTTCGAGGATCTTCTCCAGCTCTTTCTGGTGCAGGAAACAGGGGCCGGAAATGTCCGATCCGGCCGTGGTGATGATCAGCATCAGCGGCTGCTTGCGGGCGCCCATGCCGGTCTGCATGGTGTCGTAAAGCTCGGAGGTTTTGTGTTCGTGATATTCATCGACGATCGAGCAGCTCGGTGAGGCGCCATCGCCAGGGCGACCAATGACCGGCTCGAACTTGCTGTTTGTTTCGGTGACAGACAGGTTGCTGGCATTGACCGTGACGCCGTAGGCAGCGCAGAAGCGCGGCGTGGCACGCGCCATCAGCAGCGCCGGGCGAAATACTTCCATCGCCTGGTCTTGCGACGTGGCGCCAGAATAGACTTCTGCCCCGAATTCTCCATCGACCCCTAGCATGTAGTTGCCAACGATGCTGGCCAGTGTGCTCTTGGCATTCTTGCGCGGCACGAAAAGATCAGCGACGCGGAAACGGCGCTTGCCTGTTTCGATATGCACCCAGCCGAAAACGCTGGCAAGGATGAAAACCTCCCAGGCTTCGAGCTTGATGAGCTGGCGCTGCGCCGCCCAGTCGCCTTTGATGTGCGGCATGAGTTGCGCGAAGTTGCAGATCCGCTCGGCGGGCTGGTAGGCCTTGCCCTTGGTATCAACCAGCTCTGGATTCCAGGTGTAGGGGAAGCCTTCAGAACCGATGCGCTCCAGATCCTTCAGGTGACGGGCGCACGCCAGCCGGTGCCACTTGCAGGATACGATCCTGCCTTCGACGACATCCCGCGCATAGGCGGTGGCGATGTCAGCGAAGCTCATGGCGGCTACAGCTTGGCCCATGCGTCTGGCGTCCCTTCTTCAAAAAGCTTGCCCTGGCGGTTGTCGCTGGGCGAGACCCGCGAGCGCGCCGATGGAGATAATCCGAACAGGTCGAGATAGCGCTTGACCTCGGCTGAGGCGTGACGCCCGACCACCCAGTGATGCGAGTACGTGAAATTGCCGTTGGCCGTCTTGATCATGATGCCGTCGCCGCCGGCGTATTCTTCGCCCTTGGCTTCAGCGGCAGCACGCGCTTCTTCGGCCAGCTTCATGGCGCGCGAAAGTTGCCGCTCTGCCCAGACCATCTTTGCCCAGGCCTGGCAGTACAGCACCAGCGCGGCGCGATCGAGACGGGAGATCAAACCGTACTTCTCCAGCTCGACAGCAATGCGCTTCCATTCCTTTTTTGCCTCTGGCCAGATCCACGACGGGTAATCCGGGATCTCGACCTCTGGCCGAAACTCATCAAAGAGCGAACCGACAGGCTTCTTGCTGGCGTTGCCACGCAACAGATGCACGTTAGCCGGCATCGGCTTCGGCCCTCTCTGTCCCATGGCAACCTCCGTAAACGAAAAAACCGCCCGAAGGCGGCTCGATGAAATTGATGTTGGTGCACACGTCTGCACCCTGGAGGCGCCGGAGGGTACCCCCCCTCCCTAATACCCCCGCATAAAAAAATTTGTCTAAGCGGCCGGTCCCGAAGGTGAAGGCCGGAAGGATTTAGACCCCCCTACCCTGTCTGGCGCGTTGCGCTTCGGACTGGGTTTTCTTGTCGCTGCACGATTGGCACAGCGACTGGAGGTTGTCTTCATCGTCGGTGCCGCCTTCGAACTTTGGCACCTTGTGGTCTACGATCTTTGCCGGCCGGCACTTGTCTTGTCGCAGGCATTCCTGGCAGAGTCCTTTGTCTCGACGCAGGATAATCTTTCGGAGCTTTTCCCAGGCTGATCCGTAGCCACGTTCGTGGCGACTGCCACGGCGCTCATCTGCGAACTTGCCTGCCTTGCTGTCGGCTTGATGTGCCGAGCAGTAGCCTGATCCATCACAGACCAGAACGCCGCATCCTTGATGGCGGCATGGCCTTGGTGCGGCTACTGGCATTTGCGTGCTCCCCTATTCACATAGTAAATCATGCTGTCAACCCCCCTGACCAATCAATCACTATCGTGATGACCGCGGAACCCGGTCTGCGGACTGACATTGAGGCCGATATCCTGTGTACCGCTGAGGCGCGGCAGATTGACCTTATAGCCATCATCTGACGCCTCATACGTGCAGCTTTTCAGGCGCGTCGCCAGCTGGCCTTCCATCCATTGTTCGGCCTCGATCAAGAGGCTGACACCATCGCGGATGGCTGCGCTGGCATGGCTGATCGGTCTATCGCCAGAACCGCCGCAGGCTGGGCAGGTGCCCTGCTCTATCCCGGTGACGCCACGACCGGCGCAATCCGGGCAGTGCATGTGATTCCAGAACTCGAAAGCCTGGAAGGCCAGCTCATTGGAGGCTTTGGCATCAACACCGCGCCGTATCAGCAGTGTCGAAAGCGCCAGCACCACGCCCCAGACCGACAGCGATGTCTGGTCGCCAAGCCAGCGCACCATAGCAAAGCCGAGGGGGTTCTTTTGCCCGGAAAGGCCGAGCGCCACGGCGGTGTCGTAAGGCCACTTCTCCCAGGTCAAATTGCCGCTGGCGGTTGCGGACACTGCTGATTCCACGCGGTTCAAATCTTTGCTCATTGTCGCCCCTTTAATTCCCCGGCCTTGGCCAGTCGCACCAGCATCCGAATCCGCCGCGACTTACGCCGCCGCTCTTGCTCTTTCAGGCGCTTTTCCTCCGCTTCCATCGCCTTCCGCATGCTGCGCAATCGGTCGATGGTTTCGGCGGGGTCGCCCCACATCCATGAGAACGGTACTGCCGTCGTCATGCTTCCTCCTTTGCTGCCGCCTTCTCAAGCGCCACCTGATTGCGGATGCGCTGCTCTGCACCGGCAGCGATCATCTGATACGCCACACACCAGGCCGCCAGATCGGCAAGCCAGCGCGACCAGCACAGAATAAGGTCACGATCCTTCCTGTCGATGGCTGCCTTAACAGCGCCGCCGATATCCGCCTCATCCTCTTCCGACCAATCCCCAAGCTCTCGCCGCTTCTTGGCCACCAGCTTAAAGTCAGAACGCATCTTGTCTATCAGCAACTGCATGACGGCCTCCAAAGAAAAGTTCCCGAGGTTGGGAAGGTTGGGAACAGGTTGGGAACCACAAGAAGCCCGGAAACAAAGCCTCTTCCTAACCTTCCTAACCTTCCCAACCTAAAAAATACGGGTATGTGGGTGTGCGCGCGCGGGTGTGTGCATGCGCGCTCACGTGTACGCGCGTCATGCGCGCCTGTAGAAAACAGGTTAGGAAGGTTAGGAAGGTTAGGAAGAAGCCCAATCCATGCGGGTTTCCGGCTTCCTAACCTATGCCCTACCTTCCCAACCTTTGTGCAATCAGAAGTATTCATTTGCCCCTCCTGACTGCTGCGCCGGCTGTGCGGACGTCGTCATCGCCCCATTTCTTACGGGGGGCTTGTACCAGTAGCGCGTCACACCATTGCGTTTTTCGAACTTTGTGCACCCCAGCTTGCGGAGTGCGGTACCGACCCGCGTCTGAATATCGCGGGTCATCTTTGCGGCATCGAGGCCGAGGCCATCGCTGATTGCCGTGGCGATACTGAACTCACCGATCTGCTTGTCGACCCAGTCATGCAGGATGTCGATATAAGCCTCCGGCTGCTCACGCCTGAGCTGCTCAGGATCAAACAGCGCCCGTTGCTCTTCCGAGCTTGGCCAGTACCGATTGCCGGCATCGAAATACGCCAGCGCCTCGGCAAACAGCTGCTCACGCGTATTGATGATCCCGTCGATATCGATTTCGGAAACCTCGACCGGCCAGAAACGCCTGCCGCCGGTGGGGTCCTTGTTCCATTCCCATTCGTTGGTGGTGCCTGCAAAGACAAGCTGGCGCGGGCACTTGATGTCTCTGCGACCATACGGCGGACGGAATTCATCGATGCGCCGCGACAGGAAGGATTTCTGGCGCAACGACTCAGCGCGTGCCAGTGATCCAAGTTCGCCGAACTCATAAAGCCACTTGCCCTGCAGGGCGATCATCGAATCCTTGTTGTGCAGATCGAGGTCGGTATCGCCGAACCACTCACCGGCCAACACCGAAAGCGCCGTCGATTTCTTTTTGCCCTGGGCGCCCTCAAGCACCAGGCAGTAGTCGAACTTGCAGCCAGGGCGCATCGCGCGTGCCACCATACCCATGATGAACCAGGTGCCGACCCGCTGGCTGTACTGGTTGTTTTTCACACCCAGGAAATCCGTCAGCCACATGGACAATCGTGGCGTTCCATCCCATGCAGGCAGCGCCCGGAGCCAATCGCGTACCGGGTGGAAGGCATTGCCGCGTGAAATTGTCTCAACAGCCTCGGCCACCCGCGCCGAAGATGGCGTCATTGACCACTTGCGAGACAACCACATCGTGGTGCGGGAATCGTCCGTCGGCAACCATTCGCCGATCTCGCCACCAAAAAACGGCGGCTGCTTGAGTTTGACCGTGCGCTGCGACAGTTCGTCAAAAGCGATCACGCCATCCCACTGTCTTGTATTTGTCAAAATATCGAAGATATTCGACAAACAGTCCGAAAGCTCACCATTTTTGAACAAAAGGCGCTTTGTCCAGTGCTTTTCTTCCACCAACCCTGCGGCAGCCTCTTCAGCGGTAGAAATGGGTTCTGAACCCTCGGCAATCGGCGCTTCCTGGTCATAGACCTTGGCGTTATCGCGTATCCAGTTCGCCAGCGTTTCACCGCGCAGGCCTTCTTCGACCGCATCGGCAATATCCCACCCGTCCGGCTTCTCACCAGGCGCAGGGATGCGGACAAGCCAGACCTTGCAGCCCTGCTCATGCAGGCGCACGGCAATCTTCAGCGCTGCTTTCCATCCGGGTTGCTTGGTCTCCGGCAGGTAAGGCTTCGACAAAGGATCGATACCAGCCGCCTCTTCCTCTTTTGACAACTTGACGCGCTTGGCATCACAGTCCGGCCAGATGATGATCTTGCGGCCTGCAAGTGGCGCCCAATCCGCCTTATGTTCGGCATTTGTTCCGCCCGGCCAGCTCATCAAGGCCAGATCGGGAAGCTCAGGCGCGCCAACAGTGACGCACTTCTCGCCCTCGACCACCAGCACCGTCGCCTCTGGCTTGGCCGCCAGCGTATCCAATCCGAAAAGGCACCGCGGCTCGGCAAAATGCATCCAGTGCCAATCCTCAACGCCGGATTTCGAATTACGCGCCCAGCAGACCGGCATCACTTCCTTGCTGCCGTCGCTGGTGATAAACCGATGGACATAGCCCAGGGTGCGGCCATCGGCATCCTTGTAATGCCAGCTCATCTGCGGCACGCCGCGATGCGAATGCGCCTTGGGAGGCGGTGGCGCAGTCTCAGGCGCAACGCGCTGCGCCTCCCATGGCGTACTCTTTTTCGGCGGCACTGGAGGGCTTTCTGGTGCAGGCGTTTGGATCTGCTGGCGCTGGCGCTCTTCACCATGCGCTGGTGGCACCGCAATACCAAAACGCTGCGCCAGCTCACGTGCAGCAGCAACCTGATCGCCGCCGTAAAACAAATAAGCGCTCAACGAAATCAGATCGCCGCCGGTATCGCCGCTGGCAAAATCGCCCCACTTGCCATTGGTCATATTGACCGAGAAACTACCGGCGCGTCTGTCGCTACGGGTCGGATTGACGCTCTTCCACTCCGGGCCAGCCTTGTTCCCGTTTGGTAACCAGTCCATCAACAGCGCATTGACATCATTGAGCGCCGCCCGGGCGATCTGCTCGAAATCAATGCGTTCCGGCAGGCTTTGTGTCATCAGCCGCGCACCGCCTGTAGCAGCTCGGCTGTCGCCTTCATTAAATTCAGCAGCAGCGGCTCAAGGCGCTTGCGCTCATCAGCGTCGAAGCGCAGATCACTGGCAAACTCGGAGCCCATGCCAAAGACCTGACTGGCCTCATGCACCAAAGCCATAAACATCCGCACCGCATCGCATGGCTGATGGTGCGCAAACTCCATATCCATCGGCACCTGCCCCACCAGTTGCGCCAGAGCAAAGGCTGTTCGCTTGCCGTTGGTCAGCTTCATCAAGTCGACCATGACTTCCATCGAAGGTGGCGCGGCGTCGTGATCCGGGTTCAGCTGGTTACCCAGGGTGCTACCGTTACGGCCAAGAAACTCGGCCAGCCCGCGTATACCGCCAGGGAAATCTTTGGCATCCGCGTGCATGGCCAGAAAAAGTGATCGGTTGGTTTTCTTGATTGACATGGTGCGATGGCCTCAAAAATTACGCCTAGCGAGAGGATCGAAGCTGGGCAACACTGAAGATACGAAATAAAAAAAACGGCCAGGGCCGAAGCCCCAGCCGATCAACGACTGACCGAAGCCGGTCGCAGGAGGTAAAAGATGGAAATGAAAATGTGTGCATCACGCCGCCTTTTGAAGATCGCTGACAAATCCAGGCGGAATCGCATCGGTCGGTATTGGGTAAAGGTCTGGCCGCAGCTCGTGCGGCGTAATGCGGTAGCCCAGAAAATCTGCAATAGGAATCACGGTCTCAGCCGGCGGCACTTCGAACTTGACGCTATTAAGCCAGCCCCAGACATGCACCTGACCGATCTTGCTGTCGGGGATGCGATCCCGAATGCCACGCGCCAGATGCGCTTGGCCACCGGCCATTTCGACCGCTTTAAGAAGTGAGAGCTTAGACATAGTGAGCGAAATATAGACCTGTCTATCTTTCGCGTCAATAGGGTTGTCTATTTGACTTAAAAAAACCTCATGGATACCGTTGCATGATGGAATACGGAGAACGCCTTAAGATCGCACGTAAATACGCCAACCTGTCTCAGTCAGAGTTGGCCGATACCACTGGTATCAAGCAACCCTCTATTTCACATCTCGAAAACTTGGATAACAAATGCAGCGGATCAGAATTTACAGCCAGATTTGCCCGCGCCTGTGGCGTTAGTGTTGATTGGCTGGCCGACGAGATTGGTGGAATGATCGAAACAAACCAGCTTAGCGAACCCACTAAGCGACTTGTAACAAGGATGTCCACCATGTCCGAACGTGAGCAGTACAAAATCGTCCGCATGGTTGAGGCATTTTCTGACGATGCCGAAGCTAACGATTGTGACGCACCAGGGCATTGCGGCGAACGACAGGCCAACGGCTAAAGTTTTTGACGTCCGCTGGTTCAAATAAGACAAGGATTGATATCCATGCAAAATAATTTTGCCATTAATAACTCAATCCAACAGCGCAAATTTACCAAAGCAACAAATACCCTGCTTGGCATCTGTACTGGACTTGTCGCAGACGGACACATCAACGATAAAGAAATTGTTTTTTTGCGCACCTGGCTAGCCGAGAATCATGATACCTGCACAAACTGGCCAGGAAACATGATTGCCAAGCGCATTGATGCCATTCTAGCGGACGGAAAGGTCACTGATAACGAACGCAGCGAACTGCTTATTTGCCTTGAGAACCTATGCGGAAATCATTTTAGTGAAACAGGCGCGGTGACCACTGAAGGCCCATCTCTTCCGCTTGATGAAGATCCCACTATATTTTTTCGAAATATGACTTTCTGTTTTACCGGCATGTTTTACTTTGGGACCCGCGCTGCCTGTGAACGTGCGGTACTGAAACTTGAGGCAATGCCCGTTGATCGCGTGACAAGCAAACTTGATTATCTTGTCATCGGTTCTATTGTCAATGAAGACTGGGCCAATATGACCTATGGCCGAAAAATCGAAACCGCCATTGAGAGACGAGAACGCTACGGCCTACCAGCCATCGTTTCAGAACAACAATGGGTCAAAGCACTGGAGGAAGCATAAGGCACGCCCTTTTGCATTCCTATTCCCATAGCTGATTGATCAAGCGCTGCCACACGGCAGTGCTTTTATTTTACCTAAAAATATAGACGCATCTATTGACACAATAAATAGACGGGTCTATATTTGCTCCGAATTCATCCACCGGAGCCCAACATGGTTAGCCACACCCCTCTCCAGCAGTTCAAGGAAGCCAAGCAGATCGCCAGAGATCACGGCATGTACGTCGTCGAGAAATCCGGCGTTTACATGGTCTTTCGCAAGACCCCGGCGCAAAACGTTTTTCTCGGCAAGCGCTCGAGCGCATCTGGCCTGCGCCAGTTCGTCGCCAAGTGCGCCAGTTTTCATTAAGGAGCCATCAACATGCTTCCCGCAGAGCAGACAACTACCGCCGCCACATTGATTCTGGAAGATGGATTCCTGCGCGCCTCGCTTCGCGTCGAAGTCTTAATTGCTCATCCATCATTTTTTCCCGAATCCTGTCCATCCGATTTGCGCAAGAACGCAGAGGAGAAGCTTCCAGTTGTGCTCTTGAAGGTAGCGCCGCCAGCGCTGCGTCAAATTCTTGCAGAAGCTGAATCACTACTGCTTCAAGCGGCTGTTGAAGATCGGACATCGTTTTTCTCCTTAATGACAAATCAAGCTATGAACGATACCACCGGAGGCCAATCATGACAGACAAACCAAAAACCAAAGCCGACATCGGCTGCGAGTATATCGCCAAGCATCCCGGCTGCCGCACGCCTGAGCTGGCGGAAGTGCTGGGCGTGCATCCCAAGAACGTTCACGCCAACCTCGCCGCGCCGATCCGCGCCGGCTATATCCTGACCTGTCTGGTCAAACGGCCGGGACAGCAGGACGTGACCGAGTTCCGCATTTCCGCCACGGTTGGCGGCGACCAGGCGCCGGAGTGGAAAAAGTTCCAGGTGGCGCGGATGACCGAGGCCAAGCAACTCAAGGCCGCCAAGAAAACACCGCCGACACGCATTCACCAGCACCACGAAGCCGCCACCGATCAAGCGCCTGCAGCGCCGATCCAGCCGGCCAGCAAACCTGCTGAAATGGCGGTACAGACACCAGAGACCACGATCCTGCGCGAAAAGCTGGCCAAGGCACACACCGCCATCGAGCAGTTCTGTGTGCAGGTCATGAAGCTGACCGATGGCCGACTGCCGCTCAACCTGAACGAAGCGCTGACAGACCTGCAGGCGCTGCTGAAAAAGCCAAAACCACAGGCATCCGCAGATGGTGAGTTTTATACCTATGCCTTGCACAGTGAGCTGACTGCAACGCCAGAACAGGCCATGGAACGCGCCACAGAAGCATTTAAAGACCTTGAAGACATGATCATCGTCACTTGCCGGCCAGCCGGTCGCTTGGTGATGGCACCAAAACTGGTGCCAATGGAGTCCGCATCATGACCAGCACCGACTTCTGCCCCGAGCAATACGCCGAAGAAGCAAAAAAGCTGTCTCAGATCCAGCCCCTGCTCATCGGCCTGGTCAAACCCAGCCCGACCAATCCGCGCAAACACTTCCCGGAAAATCAGCATGCCGAACTGACCGAAAGCGTGAAACGGCATGGCATCCTGCAGCCGATTCTGGTGCGCGACTGGCCCATCGACCAGCCCTGGGATGGCGATCTGATGCCTTCCTACGAGATTGTTGCCGGCGAACGTCGCTACCGCGCTGCCCAGGCGGCAGGGCTGCGCTCCATTCCCGGCATGATCCGCACGCTGACGGATCTGGAAGTGCTTGAAATTCAGATTATCGAGAACCTGCAGCGCCAGGATCTGCACCCGCTTGAAGAGGCGGAAGGCTACGAGCGCATGATGAAACATCACGGCTACACCGCCGACCAGCTGGCCGAGAAGATCGGCAAGAGCAAAGCTTACATCTATGCGCGCCTCAAGCTGACAGCGCTCTCCGAAGATGGCAAGCGCCTGTTTTACGGTGGCCTGCTCAATCCTTCCACGGCACTCCTGGTCGCCCGGATTCCGACCCTGAAGCTGCAGGATCAGGCCATCAAGGACATCACCACGCCGCGATACGGCAACGAGCCCATGTCGGTACGGGCGGCCAAAGAGCATATCCGTGACCGTTACACCCTCCGGCTTGCCGATGCGCCCTTCCCGCACGGCGATCGCGATCTGGTTCCGACCGCCGGCCGATGCTTTGATTGCCAACACCGCACCGGCAATCAGCCTGAGCTTTTTTCAGACATCGACAGTGCAGACGTTTGCACGAATCCAGACTGTTTCAGCGCCAAAAAAATGGCTTACGTCGCCATCCAGGCTGCCGAAGCCAAAGCCAAAGGGCATGAGGTCATCACCGGGAAGAAGGCCGAGGAAATCGCGCCGTATGGTGTTGGCCCGCACTCTGGCATGAAGAAAGGTTTTGTTGCACTTGATGCCCACTGTTACGACGACAGCAAGAACAGAACCTACCGCGAACTGCTTGGCGAAGATGCGCCGATCACGCTGGTTGAAGATGTTCGCAAGAACACCCTGGTACCGGTCATCGAAGAGAAGGTACTGGCCGCAAAACTCAAGGAAGCCGGAATCACCACCAGTCGCCAGAAAGAAAAGGACATAAACGCCAAGAACGAAGCCAAGGCCAAGCTGGAAAATGAATATCGGGCGCGGCTGTTTTCTAACATCCGGGTCGAGGCCGAAAACCTGATGACGCACAACGGGCCGGAATCGATTGAGGTTGAGGAATACCTTTTGATGATCCGCACGATGGCGGAATTCTTCTTTATGGGTTCCTACGACGACCTGCGCAAGAAGCTGGCCAAGCTATGGGATGCCGAAGGGAAAAACGACACAGAGCGCGTCGAGGCCTTCAGGCTGCGCTTTGAAACAATGGACGCCCGAGACTGTTGGCGGCTTCTGATTGACATCCTGGTCATCGGCCAAGTCACCGTTAACGCCTGGTCGATGCAAAGCGACCCTGAGCGCCTTCTTGTCCTGGCAAAAGTTTTAGGGATCGACCCTGCGGACATCCGAGCCGACGTCGAAGAGGAGTTCAAGGCTGCAAAAGCGTCGGAAAAAGGCGCTAAAAAGGCCTCTCCCCCTAAAACAGCTGCGCAAGCGCAAACACAAAGCGCGGATCAAACCGGGACGGAAACCGTCGCCGGCGAGATGAAACCGAATAAAGCCAAAGCGAAAAGCGGGAAAAGCATTATCGAGAGGAACGAAAAACCGACCGAAACTGAACCGTCTGAGGCAGCAGCATGAGCGCCCGCCCCATCATCCCAGGCCGCCTCTACCACGTCCGTGGTTCCGGCATCGACATCAAGGTCATCGCCGCCCACGGCTGCGATGCCATCTGCAACGTTCTACAGGAGATATTGCCATGCGTCGAATAATCATCGCCACCCGCCTCTACCGTGACCGCATCCTGCGCCTGTCCTGGCCGTCATGGCGCATTGCTGGAGAAATGGCATGAGCACCCTACGACAAGAAAGCACGGAAGACCAAAAACTGGCGCCGATCGGCGTCATCAAAGAAACCCTGGAAGGGCTGCAGGACGATGCAGTCGCGTTCGAGTTGGAATTGAACCGGCTGGCCGTCCGCCTGCACTACATGCTGGAGAAAGCCAGCATCTGTATGAACAACCTGGAGCGCCATTGTGGACACTGAAATCAGCGTCAGGCTTGACCAGCTCACCTTCGAACGCCTTGAAACCACCATCGGCGCAATGCAGGTTGCAGACGAGAACCTGACCGTCGACGACTGCATTGCCGCCATCTTTTCCATCGGCCTGATCAATGTCTTTGGCGCTTACATGCTGGCCAACCTGATCGAGACAACGTGATGAGCTACCTTCTCACCTTCACTGGCAAGCACCTGGATCTGATCGACCCGCAGCCGAACATGATCAACCTGCTCGACATCGCGCACGGCCTGGCCAACACCTGCCGCTTCAGCGGTCAATGCCGGTTTTACTACAGCGTTGCCCAGCACAGCGAACTGGCCAGCCGTATCGTGCCTGTCGAATTCGAGCTGGAGGCCTTGCTGCACGATGCCGCCGAGGCCTATCTCTGCGACATCCCATCACCGCTCAAGCTCTTGCTGCCCGATTATCGAGCCATCGAAGCCCGCATGGATGCCGCCATCCGTGAACGCTTTGGCCTGCCGGCCACCACCAGCCCGGAAGTCAAGCAAGCCGATCTGGTGATGCTGGCCACCGAGAAGCGCGACCTGATGCCGCCCGACCGCGATCCGTGGCCGCTGCTTTACTGCACCGTGCCGCTTGATTTTCGCATCATGGCCACAAATGCCAACCGCGCCAAATCAGGCTTCATGCAGCGGGCGCTTGAAATACTGCAGGAGGCAGCGTGATTTTCTATCAATCCCAACCACAAGGAAATATTATGAAATCCTCAACCCAAGAAATCCCCACCATCCTCGGTACCGCCATGGCCGGCGGCTTTTACGCTGGCCGCATCAACATCGACGGCAAGCCCCATGCCCTCATCGTCGCGCCGAAAGTAGAAGGCCAACACGCACCGTCAAGCTGGATCGGACGCGGTAAAGACGTACCGGATGCCAAGTCCTACGATGACGGACTAGCCAACACTAAGGCGATGGCCACGGCAGGCAGCAAACTTGCCAAATGGGCGCTCGGCCTCACCATTGGCGGCTTTGACGACTGGTATCTGCCCAGCCAGGACGAGCTTGAGATTTGCTATCGCAACCTCAAGCCGACCACCGAAGAGAATTATTGTTATGCCCGCTCCGGCATCAATATGAGCGCCGTCGAACCAACCCGGCCATACACGCCGGAATTCCCCTTGCAGACGATGGCAGAAGCCTTCCAGAAAGGCGGCGAGGAAGCTTTTGATCCGGCCTGGTACTGGAGTTCAACGCAGCACGCCTCCGACTCTGACTATGCCTGGGGTCAGAATTTCGTCAACGGCAACCAGGACATCAGCAAGAGCTACGAGGGCCGCGCCCGCGCCGTCCGCAGATTACCCCTTTAATCATTCATCAATTTAAGAGGCCAACATGACCACCATCACTCTCGAAGCCATCAAGACCGAGCAGAACAAAATCGCGCAAATGATCGCCACGCTCGAAGCGCAGGCAAAGCTTGAATCCGCGTTCCCGATCACGATTGAAATGCCGACCCTCAACGCAGGCGAGCGCTACGTCGGCGCCATCATCAGCGCGGATGGCAGCAAGCGTCACCACATCATCCTGTTGCCAGGCGAGCGCGATGAAATCAACTGGAAAGACGCCAAGGAATGGGCAGTCTCTATTGGCGGCGAACTGCCTGACCGCACCGAAAGCGCCCTCCTGTTTTCCACCATAAAGGATGAATTCAATCCAGAGTGGTATTGGACACGCGAGCAGCACGCCTCCAACTCTGACTATGCCTGGATTCAGGATTTCGGCGACGGCTACCAGGACAGCAACGAGAGCTTCGAGGGCCGCGCCCGCGCCGTCCGCAGATTAGAAATTTTGTAATTTAGCCCTTTCAATCAGCATGGCACTTCACACCCAACTCCCGATCTACAAGGTGGCCTACGATCTTCTCGACGCCATCACCGATCTTGCCAAGAACATGCCCCGCGACTTCAAGCAGAGCATCGGCGGCAAGCTACGCGATGAATGCGTCGAGATTGTCACGCTTATCTTTCGCGCCAACTGTGCGCGGGAAAAAGCGCCGCACCTTGAATCTTTGATCGAGCGCCTGCAAGTGGCCGAGCTGCTGCTCAGACTCTCGCGTGACAAGCGCTTGATCTCTACCGGGCAGTACGCCAAGGCCATCGAGCTGACCAATAGCGTCGGCAAGCAGGCAGGTGGATGGCGCCGTTCCGCACTCTCGCCTGCTTCCTGATGGTCACGGCCACCATGACTGAGCGAATCTTTAATCTGGTTGTGCCGCTGGCTCACAAGGCCACCGCCATGCGCACTAGGGATACCTCCGGCTGCAGTCGGGAATGGTCTGGCGCAGTTTCCCCGCTGATCGGCTACGGCCTTCGTCAGGGCGACGTAGATAGCACAACAGGACGCAGCACGCCTCCAACTCTGACTATGCCTGGAATCAGAATTTCAACAACGGCAACCAGAACAACAACAAGAGCTACGAGGGCCGCGCCCGCGCCGTCCGCAGATCAATCCGAGCGCCACCATGCTGATTTTTCTTTCGAGGAATTGGTGCAAGCCTACCTCGATTGCCGCAAGACCAAGCGCAACAAGCCATCGGCCATTGAATTCGAGCAGAACCTTGAGCGCAACCTGTGCCAGCTTAACGACGAGATGCAGGACGGCACCTACCGCCCAGGGCGTTCAATCTGCTTTGTCATCACCAGGCCAAAGCCACGCGAAGTATGGGCTGCAGACTTCCGCGACCGCATTGTGCATCACCTACTCTACAACCGCATCGCCCCACGCTTCTACGCTGCGTTCATTGCCGATTCCTGCGCCTGCATTCCTGGTCGTGGCACGCTCTACGCTGCCAAGCGCCTGGAGGCCAAGGTACGCAGCATCACACAGAACTGGCAGCGGCCGGCGCATTATCTGAAGCTCGATTTAGCCAACTTCTTTGTCAGCATCGACAAGAACATTCTGCGCGACCTGATCGCCGCCAGAGTTAGCGAACCGTGGTGGATGGCGCTGGCCGAGACGATCCTGTTTCACGATCCGCGCCAGAACTATGAGTACCGTGGAAAACCTGCCCTCCTGGAGCGGGTTCCGGCGCATAAGCGCCTGACCAGCCAGCCCGCGCACCTGGGCCTGCCCATCGGCAATCTGAGCAGCCAGTTCTTCGCCAATATCTGCCTCGATACGCTCGACCAGTTCGTAAAGCACCAGATCGGCGCCAGACATTATGTCCGCTACGTCGATGATTTCGTGTTGCTGCACGAATCACCGCAGTGGCTCAATGAGGCCCTGGCTAGGATCGATGCCTTTCTGCCGGCGCGGCTGCACGCCAAACTCAACCCGACAAAGACCATCCTGCAGCCCATAGAGCGCGGCATTGATTTCGTCGGCCAGGTCATCAAACCATGGCATAGAGAAACCCGCAAGCGCACGGTTAAGGCAGCAGTCCAGCGCGTTCGCACTATCAACGCCGCCGATCTGTTTGAAACCGCCAACAGCTATTTCGGGTTGCTGCGCCAAGCAGATCACAGCCACCACGATAGAGCGCTACTTGCGAACGCCTTACGCAAGCGCGGCCATTGCATCAAGCGCGATCTGACAAAGACTTACAGGAGGGCGGCATGACCACGGAGACAGCAATGAGAAAGTGGAGAGCAAGAAGCACAACGCCGGTAGGAATTCCAGTGCTCGTGCGCTACGTGAACAAGTGGCGAGGAGAGAACTTTACCGAGGAATTTGAAGCCGAGTTCGATGGGCATGATTTTTGGCAAAGAGGATGCACCCCAAAGAAATCGGATAATGGCCACTGCACAATCCGCACACGAGTAATAAATGGCGATTTTCAGCGGGCCGTGTACGAGAACGGTGTTAGGACCGCAATCATCAGGTGGCGGCATTTGCCGAACGCACGCGGTAACCCGCCGGACAGGATTTGAGCGCATGAGCCGCTGGTCTGCCTCTGAAGCTGCTGCCGAACTTGGAATTTCTTCCAGGTCGGTCTACGCTTTAGCTGCGCCCAACGGCCCGATCCCTTGCTATCGGTTCGGGTCAAGAATAGTCTTTGAGTCTGCGGATATTCTGGAGTACAAAACATCATGCCGGTGTACCGAGATAAAGCAACGAGTTGTTTCATCTTTGAATTCGACCGTCAAATTAACGGTCAGCGGGTCCGGGCTCGAAAACGTCTTCCGAAAACTTGGAATCACGCCCAAGCTGACTCATTCGACCGGCAAGAATCGGCACGCCTCTACGCCATCGCAACCGGCGTGCAGCGTCCTGAATTTACCATTGAAGACGCCGTTAAAAAATACATCCTCGAGCGATGCGCGGAACTGAAGGCAGGAAAAAACGCAGCGCACGAACTGGCGCAGATGTTCTGGGCCTACCAGGGCAGACCGATGGCAGCGCTGGCTGACGTCTGCAAGGCCTATTCGATCAAGGAACGGGAGCGCCTGGCGCCGGCGACCATCAAGAACCGGATTCGCTATCTCACAGCCGCGTGCAGATACGGCTGGAAGCACCACGGAATGGCTGATGCAGATCCGGCCGCTGCCGTCATCGTACCGACCGTCAAAAACGAGCGGCAGACTTATATCGACCGTGAGCAGATGATCAAGCTAGCGCGCGCCTGCACGCATCTTCCCACCAGGGCGGCCATCAAAATTGCGTTTTATTCGGGGATGAGAACGGGAGAAATTCTGAGGGCTGTTCGCGCGGATGGTTTTTTTGTGCTGGCCGATACAAAGAACGGCAGCCCGCGCCTAGTGCCGATCCACCCCAAGCTGAACACCTGTCTGAAATACCCGCTGCCGACCCGCTACATTCTCGGCTATCACTTCCGGGAAGCCAGAAAGGCTGTCGATATGGAGTGGCTGCACTTCCACGATCTACGCCACAGTGCCGCCAGCGCCATGATCAACTCGGCCGTGGATCTCTACACTGTCGGCGCCGTGCTTGGTCACAAGTCCGCAGCATCGACAAAACGCTATGCCCACCTGGCGACTGCCAGCCTCAAGGTCGCGCTAATGAAGATCGGGAAAAAGGCAGCGTGATGGTCAAAAAAATCCCCACAGCGAACTGCAGGGAATTTTTTAGCAGCCTCGAAAGCCGCGTAAATACTGGAGGCGCGAGCCGGAGTCGAACCGACCTACACGGATTTGCAATCCGGTGCATAACCGCTTTGCTATCGCGCCTTGCTTACAAACCCAACAATCAAAAAGGGAAAGCGCTGAATCTACTTTCCCTAAACTAACAAAAATTCTGGAGCGGCAGAAGAGTCTCGAACTCTCGACCTCAACCTTGGCAAGGTTG